TCAGCTGGCGCGGCGATGCTGCCAGAGCGGGAGGATGATGCCTGAGCCGTCCGCGTAGTCGGGCATGATGGCATGCCAGGCGCGCGCTTCGTCTTCATCGAACCCTTCGTTGTAGTTCTTCCGAATCTTGCTCTCGCTCGTGCCGGCGCATTCGGCGACCCACGCGCGATCGCGGGTGATACCGAGGTAGGCGCTGATGCCGGTGTGACGCAGCGCGTTTTTCTTCCACCGATAGGGCAGCTGTTTTTTTGCAGCGATGGCGCTGAGGCGCGAGGTCTCGCGTTTGCTCGGCTGTTCGCCGCTGCAGACAAAGCCGGTGCGATCGCGATACGGCGCGAGCCAGGCGATGAGGTTGTCGGGCATCGGGACGTTGCGCGGTTCCGGTTTTTTGCGGCCGGTCTTGCTGACTTCGCGCCGGATCCGGATGTATTTCTTCTGCCAGTGGAAGTCGGACCAGCGGAGCCGATCTTTCGAGTCGTTCGGATCGGGCGCGACTTCCTCGGAGCGGACCATGGAGAAGGCGCAAACGAGGAGCCACGGCAGGTACTTGTGATTGATGTTGCCGATCCAGAAGCGCATTTCCTCGGGAGAGTAGGTGAGGACCGGCGACCACGAACGCGGCTCCTCGAGCGCCGGCACGCGCTGCGCGGCCGTGTCGCGGTCCTGGGGAAGCCAGACCATCCGCTTGGCGACGCCCCAGACGTAGACGCATGCTTCGCGCACGTGATTGCGGCGTTTCCACCCGAACTTCCGGAGTGCCTGGTGCGTGCGGATTTTCTCGAGAAGGTCTTCAGTGCGGACGTCTGCAATGGCGGTCTTCGGGAACCACTGTTTGATGAGCTTGCCGTCGTTGGTGATGTCCCGCGTGAAGCGGCTGGATAAATTGCGCTCCTCAACTTCGGCAACGGTGTAGTCGACGCAGAACTCGACCGTCTTCTCGACAGGGAGGCAAGCGAAGTTGCGTTTGTGGAAGAGAGCGAGATCTCGCAACGCGACCCCGCCGGAGATCTGATGCGCTTCGGCGATCGCGCGCGCGGCGGCGTCGACGGGGATGCCTAACGAAGAGAGCGCATCGCGCGCGGCAATGTAGATGCGACGGTCCTCCGCCGTCATGTCGAGGACTGCAGTCTCGGCATTGAGGAGCGCGATCGCGACCCGCTCGACGTCGTCTTTCAGCTTGCCTAACGAGGTGCGGAGACAAGTTCGCCAGTCGCTGCCGTCCTTGTAGAGAAATCCGATGCGGCCGTCTTTGGTGGCGAAGACGTCGAAGGCAAGCGAGCCGTATTTGAGCGTCGCGGGAATCCCTTTGGGAAGCGGGTGCGGCATTCGGCTTCCTAACTGCCGGCTTCTTGCTCTGCGTGTTCAGCACGAGCGGGCCAGTTTTCTAGCATCCACTGCAATGCCTTGTTCGTTTCGTCTCGTTCGGCATTGCCATGGCGCAGGAGCTCGTTCGTTTTTGCCAGCTGCATCTGCAGATCCGGCGTCGTCGATTGCACCATCGCGAGACGCGCGGCGATCTCGGACGAATCGGCGGCGATCTGCGCGATGAACACGACGATTTGCGCAAGGCCAAAGTAGAACAGCGCGGCAAACACCATGCCGACTGCGGCGACAAGGGCATACCAGCTACCGTCGACAGCCGCGGCGATGAACATCAGCGCTGCCGCTATAAGAAACACCGCTCCGAAAAAACGAAAGACGCTGGCCAGGATCGGTTGCTTCGACTTGCCGCTCATACAGATCGGCGCCTTCGTGGTTTATACTCGCTCTCCGGTTCATTGGGGCCATGTAAGACCGTTGAAGACGATGAGCGCTCGCGCGCAGGCAGCGCAGGCGGAGTAGATGGGGAAGCGAATTTTTTTTCGTCGTCGTCGCCGGTGCGAGCGATTTTCACCGGGATTGTGATCTCTCCGTATTTTTCTATGTGAGCGACGACGGCTTCGATCGCTGCGGCCTCGATGACCGACTCGTCGAGGTTCACCTTCTCCGCAGCCTGCTGTGCGCGGCGCTTGAAATCCGCAGTCGTTCGGAAGCTGATCCTGATTTGTTTGGCCATACCGATGGGCACTGTAGGAACAGAAGTTTTGCGGTGTAAAGATTTTTCAAAGAAAAACTATTGACGCGGTAACCAACGGTAACTACTGGTTACCGCATGGCGAACACGACGATCCAGGTTGATCGGGAGGCGGCGAGGAAACTCCGAGCGATCAAAAAGAGCACGAAGATCGCGATGGGGGTGCTAGCGAACGTAGGCATCGGCATGGTGGAGCGCGCGATCGAAAACGGTGAACTGCGCGCGGAGAACGGCGTCCTCGTCCGTCGCGAGTCGCAACTATCGGGGAAGTAAAACGGGAAGAGCCAACCCGAACAAACCGGCAACTGAACGAAATGCCTAACGAAGAAATGCGGATGCGGTCGAAGACTCCGCCGAAATGGATCTCGATCAAAGCCGCCGACCATCACGTGATTGAGGCCGAGGATTCGATCGATCATGCGCTCACCTACGGCGGTCGCACAATCATGGCGCCCAAGCTGGCGTGCAATGTGGAGGGTGCGATCGGCCTGCCGGCTTCGGTCTTCAATTCCGCCGGAATGCAAGTTTGGACGCAACGCGAAAGGGCGACGCGATGAGTCGCTACAGCATGAGCATATATCGGCGTGGTCGCTTCGGCGTCGAGTCTCTCCGGAATGCAAAGCTGTGCATGCTGGAGGAACTCGCGAAAGCCATTGCGCAGGAGCGGGGTTGCAAACGTCCGCGCGCAAAACTGCTGAGAGCGTTGGAGTCGAAAGCTCGCGAGCTGCGGACACGCAAGGCCGTGCTGGACGAGGTCCGCGCCGGCGAGTTCTTCGGAACTGTCTCGCCGCATGATGCACTGAGCTACGCCGGTGCCGCGGATACCCGGATGATGCTGGTGGCGGGACCACGAGCTGAGTACATCGACCACGGTCCGCTTCTTCACTGGCTCGCCTCGCTGACAGCGACGACCAAGGTGCGCGTCTACAGCTGCGGCGGCACCTGCTATTTCGGCTTGGCTGAATTTCCTGCCGGGGTTTATGGGAGTGACCCGGCTATTGCTGCGCGCGGTGAGCGTCCGGAGGTCGAGGCGTTTTCGCCGCGCGCTAATTTTGCGGGGGTGGCGGCTTGAAGGGCGAACCACCAAAGCCGCAGCTCATCGGCCCGCGTGCGCTGGCATTTCACGAAGCCGGAGCCGATCGCGATCCGACGCGGTGCGTCAGTGTATGTGCCGACGGCGGCGCAGTACCAGCGAGCGGTCGATTCGCTGCGCGATCAGCAGAAGACGGGCGACGATCGGGCGCGGCTGGCGGCGGTGGCGCTGACGCGCAATCCGACGTCGCTGCTCGTCTGCATCGGCAAGATGCCGGACGGCGTGCGGGTGCTTTCACCGGTGGGGGTGAACTGAGATGCTGTCTCCAGCTGACCCTCATCCGCTTCGCGCTAACGACGCGCGCTGTTGGGTCGATCGTTAAAGCGATTCGAGAGCTGAATCTGGACGATGTGCGTGCGGAGCTCGCGTTCACTGAAAATGCGACGGGAGTCGTGAATTGCGGTGCGATCAAGGAGCTGACGGATAATCGGATTCGACAAACGAAGATGCTGCTGTTCATCGCCGAGCAGCTGCAGCAAACAACGATATCGCGGGCCGAGATCGAACGGCTCCAGGCTGAGGCGGAAGCGTACTGCACCGCACATGGAGGGAAGCCCCGATGGCGCTGACCGACATCGAGCGTCGGCTGATCGTGGCGATTTTCTCGGGCACGGATGCGGAGACGGCGCGGCGGATTGCGGCCGATCAACTGCACCGCGGCACCTCGTTGACGGTGCTGCAGACCATGCGGGACGAGGCGCGCCGATTCGATCCCGAGCTCGCGGAGAAGATGATCGCGCGACATACGGAAGCTGCTTGCGCGTCGTGGCAGATGTCTGGAGCGGCGGACGGAGCCTAACGAGTTATGCCGTCACGCATCCCGATCGCTGCAGCGCGCCGGTTCATGAAGGAGCAGGGCTGCACGCACGTGATCATCTACGCGCATGACGGCACAGCCGGCCATGTGGTGACTTGCGGCAAGTCGACGGAAGCGGCCGGCCAGGCTGCAGACTTCGGAAACAAGCTGAAGCGCGAGCTGAAGTGGCCGGAATCGTTGTGCGCTGATCAGCCGTCGCGCGTTCGCAAGCTGCAGGCTCGCGTCGCCGAACTCGAGGAGCAGCTCGCGAAGCACAGTGGGAAGCCTAACGACTAATATGAATACGAATCCAACAGTTTTGCCGGTGCTCGGCTTGAACGGGATCACGCTGCGAAGCGGTGGTCACCAGAGCCGGGATAAGGGGGTTTGCGCAATGGAAGCCGTCGCATGGCTGGCAGGCGAACCGCACAGCGACCAGCCGGTGTGCACGTGCCCGGTGATCGCCGCGTTCATGCGCCGGTGGAACGACCTGCTGCCGAACGACGCCGAGCGCGATCGGCTGCTGAAGCCGCTGTTGCCTGAGCTGATCGGCACGCGCGCCGATCGAGAAACGATGCGCGCTCGGGCCGATATGGCGACCGACTGGCTGGGTACGTCCGTTGCGCCGGCATTGCTGACGCTCGCCGGCTTTGGAGCCGCCGCAGAGCGCGTGAAGGCGAATCCGCGTTCGGTCGACGTGGTGCGCGCTGCGGCGGAAGAAGTAAGGGCTGCGGCGGCCAGCAGGTTCGGAAGGGCTGTGTTTGAAGACGCCTACGCCTCCGCCTACGCCTACGCCTACGCCTCCGCCTCCGCCTACGCCTCCGCCTCCGCCTACGCCTCCGCCTACGCCTCCGCCTCCGCCTACGCCTCCGCCTACGCCTCTTTGCAAAAAATCGATCTCGCGCCGCTGAACGCGTCGCTCGAAGAGCAAGCGCAGTCGCTCGTTAGGCAGATGTGCGCGCTGACGAAGGAGAGTCAGAAAGCCTAACGAATGAAGGCACTCGAGATCGATTGCCCGACGTGCCGCGCGAAAGCGGGCGTGCACTGCAAGCGGCCGTCCGGTCACCGGATTTTCGGCGGCGGTGAGCACGCGAGCCGCGAGAAGGCCGCGGAGCTGCGGCATCAGACGACGGGCTCAATCGCGGACCAGATTGAGAATGCGACCGCAGAAGCAACTCGCGCCGGCGGCGGCTCATTCTCCGGCCAGGGGAAGGGCTTCCGCTGGTCGCTCACGATCGGCTCAATCTCAATCGCGGAGCGCCGATGAAGTTCATGCGGATCGCGATCTACGTGAACCTGGGCTTTGCGGTGCTCGACGGTTGCCAGGGCAATTGGCTCTCGACGCTGAACTGTCTGTTTTGGGCGGGCTCTTCCTTCTATTGCGCCGACGCATTGCGCAAGGCGCGAGAGACGCAGGCGTGGGTTCGTGAGTCGCATCAACGGCCAGCGGAGTTCTGGCTGCATCGGTCATGATTGCGCGTTGCGTTCATTGCGGCGGAAAGTTCAGGCGTAAACGCTCCGGTTTCGCTGCGCGGCGCAGGTATTGCGGAACGCGGTGTTCCCGGGCTGCTAGCAGCCAACGGCGGCGCACACGGTCATGAAGCTCGAGTTCGAAGACGAGCTGATCATCGAGGGCGTCGCGCGCGCGGCCGAACGGATCCTGCTGAGTGGGGCGTTCGCGGACCGGATCGCCGATGCGATCGCGCAACGGTTCGAGTTGCTGACGCCGGCGGATGCGGCCGCAGTCCTGGACAACCTCACGACGCGGACGCTGGCCGACAACCACGTGGAGTGGGGGCTCGACAAGTCGGTGGCGTTCGGTCCCGCGAACCCGCGCTACTTCCTCTCGCAAATCCTCGAGCGCGCGAAAGCAAAGGTCATCAAGGGCCGGAAAACGGCACCAGCAAACGCAGTGAAGATGGAAGGAAGCAATGCAGCATGAGTGAGCGACGGGACGAATCGGAACATCTGGCGGATGAACTTGCGGCGGAGATCGGGCTGCATCGGGAAGAAGCGGCGCCGGCGGAAGAGATGTCGGCCGACGAGCGGTTGTTGATGGCGCGATTCGCGGGCGAAGTGCGCGAGAACGCGATTCCGGTAACGATCAACGTGGGCTGGGAAGTCGCGTGGGCGTTGCTCGCGACGATCCAGCTGGCATGCCGCAACGAGGCGTTTACCGGCCCGACGCGCAATGTCGCGGAAGGTTTCGGCCGACACCTGGAAAAGCAGATCGCTCTCGGGCCGGCCAGCGCCCAGATCGCGGCGATGGGCTGGGAGAAACATTACGACGCGCCGATTGCGCCTAACGAGGATGACGATGGGTCGGCGGAGGCGAGGTCATGACACCGCTGCGCTGGATCATCCTGATCGCCGCGTGTGTGCCGGTGGTTCTGTTTTTGCTGGCGATGGCGATCCAGGCGCTGCTGATCCGGATTTTCTGCGGCGACTGCGACGAGGGCGCGCAGGCAGACGCCGCAACGCCGCCGGCACGAAAGTCGACGCCTAAGACGTACTCGCCGGAGGCGCTTCGGAACGCGCGCCGGCGGGGATTGAACGCGGGACTTCGCGGGCACCCGCGCACGTCGTGCCCGTACCACCAGCAGACGGACCAAGGGCTCGTACGCGAGTGGAACGAGGGCTACACGATTTGGCAGGCGAGGGGGAACGGAACACGGCCGGCGTTGCCGTGGATGCAGCAGCGAGAAGGAGGAAACGATGGCAGCAACAATGGAGGCGCGCAGAGCCGCGCCAGCAAAAGCAGCGGGCGCCCCCAGGCCGAAGCCTAACGGCGCCCACCAGAACGCTTCCCCCGAAGCCGATCGCCGCGAGCCTAACGAGTTAAAGGCGCGGGCGCAAGCGGCGAGTGCTTCGTTGACCGCGACGATCGAACGCGCGGCGGCGAAAGCGGGTGTGACCGTGGAAGCGTTCGCGAAGCTGCCGGTGGGGGAACAGAACGCGTTCCTGATCGAGACGAAGGCCGACGCGGAGCATCCGGAGAATGTGGCTGCGACGCGGTGGGTGAGTCCCGCCACGATCGAGCGATCGCCGTTCAACCGCGACATGTTCGACCCGGAGAAGCTGGCGGAGCTGATCGAGAACGTGAAGCAGCATGGGGTGCTGCAACCGCTGCTCGTGCGGCCGGTGCGATACGAGATGCGCGAAACGCCGCTCGGCTGGCACTTGATGTGCAATGAAGCGGTGGTCGCCGAGTTCACCGCGTCGCAAGAAGGCTTGGTGCGGAAGCGCCTGTCTGATTACACGCACATCACTCTGCAGATCGTGGCGGGCGAACGCCGCTGGCGCGCGGCGACGGTCGCGAAGCTGTCGGCAATCCCGGTCGTGGTGCGTCAGCTGACGGACGAAGAGGCGATCGAGTTCCAGGCAATCGAAAATCTGCAGCGTGAAGACCTGAACGCGATTCACGAAGCGGAGAAGTACCAGCAACTGCTCGATTCGTATCACAAGCGCGGGCTCGAGCCGGCCGCGGCGATGGACCTGCTCGTCGAGAAGATCGGCAAAGCGAAGTCGACGATTTACGAGCGGCTACGGCTGCTGAAGCTGCCGGAGAAAGCGAAAGCCGCTGCGATTGCCGGCACGTTGCCGCCGTCGCATGCGGCGCTGATCACGAAGTTGGCCGACGATCCCGAGGCGCAAGCAGCGGTGACCGCTCGGATTCTGAAGCCGGCAAGGCATGAGGTCGCGAGTCACGAGCATGACAGCGGCGATCCGGCGGCCGGCCTGCCGGTGATGTCGTTTCGCGACGCGAAGCACCTGATCGATCAGGCAGCTCGCCAAATCGAGACGCGCCGGACCTTCAACAAACTGCGCGATGAGTTTGTGAAGAAGGGGAACCTCGTTCTCTCGTCGGCGGACAATAAGAAGGTCTTCCCGCACACCTACTCGTCTTCGCCGGATGCGAAGAGCGGGTTCGTTCGGGTGGAAGATTACTGTCCGCTCGGCAGCAACTCGAAGTCGTGGAAGGAAGCGCTCGGTAAATTCGCCCCTTCGCCGGTGCTCGGCCAAACGCAGAGCGGCGAGGCGGTCATTCTGTATGCGGCTACGGAGGCGCGTGCCGCGGCGAAGAAGAAGGGGCTGAAAGCACGCACGACCGACTCGGGTGGGCGTGTGGAGAGTGCCGCTGACAAGAAGCGAAAGGAAGAACTCGCGGCGCGGCAGGAACGGTTCGACGCGACACTGCAGCTGATCGGCGAACGCGCGAAGAACGTCTCGGGCGATTCGCCGGCGCTGTGGCGGTTTCTGTTCGAGCAGATCGTGAGGAGCGGCGCCGCGCGCGGTGATGGCATGCGGAAGCGGCTCGGCATCAAGGGCGACTATTGGGATCACAAGCCGCTGCTCGAGCACTTCAAGAACGCGACCGCGAAAGAACTGCGGGCGGCGATCGCTGAGCTGCTCGTAGGCGGCCACCGGCCCGGTTTGTACGGACAGCCGAAATGGGACTCGGCGTTCGTTTCGGCGTGCGCTGCCTTCGAGGTGAAGGTGCCTTCCTGGAACGTCGGCGGGGCAAAGCAGACATCTGGACGATGAGCGCGGGCGACCAACCAGAAGTCTACCAGGAGAGCTTCACGTCAGCCGCGGTTGATGGGGCGCGGATCAGCTGCGTAACCGCCAGTGTGCTGGTGCAGCTCGACAAGCGCATCATCGAGGAAGGCCGGCGCGAGTTCATTCTCGAGCAAATCGAGCTCGCCAGACAGTTCCTCGATATCGCGCGCAAGGCGCTTCCCGACGGTCCTGTCACATCGGTTCACATCGTGGGCGCTAACGAGGCCGCTGGAAGTGGGCTCATCATTCCAAGATGACGATCGACTCGATTCTCACGGAGTTGGTGATCTTCGCGAAGGAACGCGGCGCCGACGAGGAGCCCGAGTTCCGGAGTGTGATCAAGGCGGCGGAGCGGCACCTGGAAGATCTGCGCCGGCATCGAGCGAAGCGATCGCGTTTATCGCGCCAGCCGGAGTGTGAGCGTTGCTGCGGGCCAAGCACGTCGGGCATTCTCTGTTGGGATTGCATCGCCGCGGCGCCGTTCGCGATCCGGAACGCATTTCGCAACGCGAGCGGGCTCGACGGCATCCGCGATGCGGCTGAGCAAATCCGGACCTGGATACGGACGTCGAGCCATTCCGAAGAACGGAGGCACGCGGCGTGATGCCTCTGCGCGAAACCCGCAAACTGGCGACGGTTTTTGAAGAAGCGATCGCCGCGCTGCCGACACGCAACGTGCGGCGCGCGCTGCGCGAGGCGTCGCAGGGCACCGAAGTCGAGTGTGATCTCGCGCCGGCCATTCGCCGGCTCGCGCGCCGAGAACTCGCGAAGCGCGATCGCCGCCGGCGTCAGCAGGTGTTGCCGCTATGACGGAAGATTTTCAGGGGCACTACCTAACGACGCGTGACGGCATGCTGAAGAAGCGCGTTGGCGAACAGGCGCAACGCGTGCTCGAGGCTTTCATGAAACTGTCGTTCCTGGCCGATCGGCTGACGGCTCCGGTGGCCAGGCTCGATGAGCTCGCGGATGCGACGCTGATTCACCCGGGCAATCTGCGGCGGGTGATCGACGAGCTCGTGGAAGCGAAGGTGGTCGAGGAGCAGGCGCACGGCGAGTGGCTCGTGTATGAGGTGCGGCCGGACTGGCAGCAATGGCTGCTGCCGATGCGCAACCGGCCGGAGAAAGAGCAGCGGGCCGAGGCCGCGCTGAAGCGGATGATCGCCGCTGCGGCGAACGATCCGGAGCAAATGAAGCTGCGAATGGCGATCGAGGAGGACGAGCTGAGCGAGAACAGCCGCGCGTTCGCGCCGGTCGTACGTCGTACGAGTGAGCAGGCCGAATCGATCGTACCGGGTACGAGTGGGGCGGTCGTACGAGGTACGAGTGACCGATCGTACGAGGTACGAGTCCCTCGTGAAGGTCCGGTCGTACGAGGTACGAGTGACCCGCCCTTTAAAGCTTTAGGAGTTGTACAGGAGTCTAACGACTTTAAAGCTCCTAGAGCTTTAGGAGTGGAAGGGGCAACTCCGTGGGAGCCTGGCGAAGAATCCGGAGAATCGCGGTCGAGTGCCGACGATCCCGACTTCGAGATCCTGCTCGAGCGGATGTGGCGCGTGATTCCGGACCAGCGGGAGCAGTATGCCGGCGGATGGATCAACCGGGCGCGGTGTTGCCCGCGTGCAATGCGAATGGCGGTCGACAAGTGGCTGGAGTCGCCGCCGAAGAAGCTGAAGACGACGAGTTGGCAGTGGCTGCGCGCGGAATACATCTCGACGGCTTACGCGCTGGGACTTGGCGACAAGCTCTCGCTGCAAGACCAGGACCGCCGCGGCTGGTGGAAACGACTGAGCGGGCGCGTGACTGCAACGTTGTGGCTGTGATGAGCGCGAAGTTTCCGAACGGCGTTGCGGGTCATGTGGTGTCGATGCACCGGGCTTACGCTTCCGTTCCCACCTCGTTAGCGGTATGCGAATGCGGCTGGCGTTCTGAGCTCCCGACGCGGCATTTCCGGAAGCAGGACCGCGCGATCGATAAACACTGGGCAGAGGTATCCGACCGCTACGTTCTGGTAACGACGAGGGGCGGCGAGCGTTACTACATCTCGGGCGAGCGTGTCGACGAGGGCAAGTGGACGAACAGACTCAGCCGAGCGCGGACGTTTAGCGCCGAGGAAGCGAAGACGGCGAAGGGTAGATCGCATGCCGAAATTCTGCCGTTGGGGAACGCGAAAGCGGAGGTTGCGAGTTGAGCGCGAGCACCGAAACGACGTCGCCGCCGTGGAGCGGTGTGAAGTACGTGTGCAAGTGCGGGACGCGCTGGCAGCTCGAGGCGGCCGACAAGTGCACCGAACTCTTCATCGACGGCACAGCTGGTCGGTCGTTCAAAACGCCGCCGTGCCCGGATTGCGAGGCTGTCAGCTGCGTGGAGGTACCGTGAGAATGGTTTTCGAATTCGATGAAGGTCAACGGCAGGCGACGGTGCTAGCGCTCGCGAAGCTGTCGCTCACGCGGCCTGGCTGGCTGGATCTGCTGACGCGGATCGCGACGAAGCTCGGCGGCGACGATCTGTTCGAAGACTTCCGCCGACAAGGTGCTGATGAGGGCGTCCCGGGCGTCTGCAAGCTCTGTGGCTGCACGGAAGAGGATTGCCGGCGCTGCATACAGCGGACCGGCGGTCCGTGCATGTGGGTGAACGAGGAACGCACGATCTGCAGCGCGTGCGTGGGAAGTCTGCTGACGATCGGTCTATGAGCGATCACCGCGCCACAATGCTGCTGCGCTCGGTGCGAAGAGCACGACCGCAAACACAAATGAACGACCGGCGGCGCTTCACCCAATCGAACGTGGGACGAGAATCATGAGCAAACTCTCTGAAGCAGCGTCGTACGCGAAACTGATGCCTACGCAGATTCGGCAGGAGATTGTGCAAGCCGACATGGCGATCGCGCGCGCTCGATTCCTGATCGAGGGCTGCAAGCTGCACAGCGACGACTACTGGAGCTACGCGCGGGTGATCGAGAGCAAGCGCAACTTCCTCGCGATCGCGAAGCGTGCGCTCGCGGCGCACAACCAGGACGGTACCAGAAAGACATGAGCGAACTCGCAGTCCCTGTAAAAGTCCTCGATCAACACTTGGTCGTGCTCGGCAAAACCGGCGCCGGCAAATCATCCACGCTCCGCCATTTCGTGGAGTACCTGCTGTCGCATAACAAACGCGTCTGCATCATCGATCCGAAAGGCGACTGGTGGGGACTGAAGGCGGCGGCCGATGGGAAAGGGAAAGGCTTTCCGGTGATAACGTTCGGCCAGTTCAAAGGTGAAGAGGATGTGAGCGACGTGCCGATCAGTCGTGAGTCGGGAACGGAAGTCGCGGAGATCGTGGCGAGCGGAAACCGGCCGATGGTGATCGGGTTGCGCGGTTGGATGCCGGCGGCGCAGTCGCAATTCTGGGTCGACTTCGCGTCGACGATCTACAACTCGAAATCGTGCGGCGGCTTGTATCTGATCATCGATGAGATCCAGAACTGGGCGCCGAAAGAGCGGACCGGGTTCGAGGCGGAGAACATGGCGCTCTACTGGACGAAGAAGCTGCTCTCGGAAGGGCGGGGCCTCGGCCTGACGATCTTCTGTGGATCGCAACGGCCGCAGAGCGTGCACAATGGCGTGCTGACGCAGTGCGAGACGCTGGTGGCGATGCGTTTGATTCACGACGCCGATTGCACGGCCGTGGAAAGCTGGCTGAAGCGCACGCGCGACAAAGAGAAGCGAGCTGAGATCATGACCAGCCTGCCCGACCTCGGCCGCGGCGAGGCGTGGGTGTGGTCGCCGGAAGTCGGCTTCGGTCCGGTGCGGATGCAGTTCCCGATGTTCGAGACGTTCGACTCGTTCGCGGCGCTGCAGCTGCAGAAGAAGGTAAACAAACGCGGCTGGGCGGATGTGAACCTGGAGGACGTGCGGCAAAAGCTCGCGGCGGTGATCGAGGAGAAGCGTGCTAACGATCCGCGCGAGCTGAAGGCTGAGATCGTGAAACTGAACCGCACGAAGATGCAGCAAGACATGGTGGCCACGCGCGCGACGCAGGACATGCGTCGGACCGTTGAGAAGCGCGTCGAAGTGCCGGTGCTGAAGGATGGGCAAATAGCCGCCGTGGAAACGGTCCTAACCCGCGCAGAACGGCTGTTCTCGAAGTATCGCGAGGATTCGCTAACGCTCGTCTCCGGAATGAGCACGGCACTGAAGCCGCTGGAGGATGCGTTCTGCAAAGTTCGCGATGCCGGGTTACCATCACCAGCACGCGAGACGCGCGCTCTGCCCGGCGGTCGGATCGCCACCGGCCAAACGATTCGGCCGAATGAGCAATCGCCATTGCTCACCGGCACGCCGGCGGCGACCAGCGTTCCGCCGCCGCCAGTCCAGACATCTGCCAAGGGCGGGACGGACCTGCCGCCGCGACGTCAACGGATCCTCGATGCGCTGTTGTTCTTTGAGTCGTTAGGCTACGGAGACGCGGCGCGTGAGTGGGTGGCGTTCTTCTGCGATACTTCGCCGAATTCCTCGACCTACGAGAAAGACTGCGGCGCGATGCGATCGGCGGGATTGGTCAGTTATCCGGCAGCCGGCCGTATGCAGCTGCAGGAGCCCGGCAGAACGGTCGCGCGGCCGACGCAGCCAATCTCACTCCCGGAGTTCCACGCGAAGGTAGAGAGGCTCCTACCGCCGCGCCGGCAGAAGATCGCGCGGGCGTTGATCGACGTGTATCCGGATGCGCTGCGGCGCGATCAGCTCGCGGAGCGTTGCGTCACGAGCGCGGACTCGAGCACGTTCGAGAAAGACTTGGGCGGCATGCGCACGGCGGGGCTGCTGGTTTATCCGCAGCCTAACTACGCGAAGGCGGCAGATCTGCTATTTCCACCGCTGCCAGCGTAACGGGGCTTGCCTGCTGGTGTATAATCGCGTGCAAAGCGCGAAATGGTCACACTGGCTGTCCAGGGCACAACACCCGACGAGATCGATGACTGGTGCATCAACCGGCTACGGCAACGCGGTTATATCGTCGAGACGCGCGGGCCGTGGGAAACACCGGCGAAACTCTGCCGGCGGCTGAGGATATCGCGGAGCAAGTTCCGCCGGCGCTGGCGCCGGTATCCGCGGCCGAAAGCATCGGATGTGCAGATGGGCGAGAAGGGTCGACTGGTGAGCCTGCGGAGCAACACGGTGCTCGATCTGTTCCTGAAGAATCGCTGACACGAGCAACTTAGCTCCGCAATTCTGCGAGTTAGGAGCGGGTTAGCGTCGGTCTGGGCGCTTGAGTGTTTGAATGCTGACAGTCGATCACGGAAGACTTGCGGCCATGCGAGACGCTCAGGGCGACGGAGAAGAGTACGTCGGGAAGGAAGAGCGGCTGCATCGCGAGCGGTTGCGCAGGATCGCCGGGATGACGCCCGAACAGAAGAAGCGCGAAATCGAGCGCCTCGATCGCGAGCAGTCGAAGATGTGGGACGAAGGCGACGAGGCAACAAGCGGACCGAGGCGCAACGGCCGCAAGCTTGCCGTGGTGGACGAAGACCTTTATCTGCCGGCCGAAAGCGAGGAATCGCGCGTGCTCTCGATCATCGCTTCGCAGGCGGTGAAGTTGCCTGCCGGTATCTCGCGGCTGTGGTTCAACCAGGCTGTCGCGAGTGTGGTAGTCGCGACGCTGCAGGACGCGGCTTCTGGCAAAGAACTCGGCGAACTGTTTGAGGGCGACGGTTACACGCGGTCGGAGATGGAGCTCGCAGCGAGATTGCTGGCTGAGCTGATCGACGCGACCAATCCGAGGCTGCAGGCGAAGTGCCTGGCATTCGTCCTCGGGCTGAACATCGGCGGCGGAAAGAGCGAGACCGCGATCGCGCTCGAAGAGGGAGTCGGGAGAGCGACCGTGTCGAAGCGGTGCGTGCGACTCAAACAGGTTTTCGCGTTGAATCCATCGCGCGGGATGAAGAGTGAGGCCGCGGTGCGGTCTTACAGCAAACGCCAGACTGGCAAACGCGCGCGGCCGAAGCCGATCGCGTGGAGCTTGTCAGGATTACTGAAAGGGGTACTCGACAGTGCGTCAGTTATCAGACCAGCAACAGCCTAACGAATTGCAGATCATCGAGCCGGAGATGGCCAAGGTCTGCGACGCAGTGCAAGAAGCGATCGCTGCGGAGCATCAAGCGATGGCTGCGATCCACCATCTCATCCGAACGAAGATCATCGCAGGGGAATTACTCGCTGCGAAACGCGAGAGCGCGAAGCGCGGTGACTGGGTCGCCTGGTGTGACAACGTGCTGCCAATCTCGTACGACACAGCTAATCGCTGGATCGGTCTCTTCCTGTTCATCAAGACGCGAGGAGAGCACGCGCTGGATGACGCGAAGACGGTCCGTCAGGCTTACGTGCTTGCTGGGTTGCTGCCTGAGTCGCAGGGCGGAACAAGTGGCGGTGGGTCGTCTGCGTCGGAGGATGCCTACCTGACAGACCTAGTGAGAACAAACACGCGTCTCAGCGCGCAAGTCGCCAAGCGTCCGCTCGCACAGTGGCCAGTGGATCAGCTGCGCAGTCTGCGCGAGCGGCTCAAACCGCTGGTAGAACTGTACGTCGAAGTGCAGGCGATCGCGTGACCAGACCCACCCCCCCACTAGGGAGTCTCCTACGCACTGCCAAAATTGAGGGGTCATGACGACTCCCGTCGTTTGCGTATCTGAGATGAAAAAAGCAACTTCCCACGAAATTTCGAAACGACGGTCGATCGATCGGCGTCTCCGCGATGACCATGAAGGGCGCCAAAACGCCAAAGCAGGGCATCTGGAATCGCGGTTTTCTGCAACTGCGATCGCATCATGCCGTCTGCCGATCTGACGCCGCACCCGAAGAATCCGAAGAAGCACCCGGCGAAGCAGCTCGATCGCTACGAACTCGTCGTCGCCGGCGATCCCGCGAAGAAGAAGAAAGGCAACGGCTGGAGGCGCGCGATCGTCGTCTCGAGGCGCTCGCTGTTCATCATCAAAGGCAACGGTGCCTGGCAAATGGCGATGCGCCGCGGCTGGGATGTGCCCGTCGAATTCCAGGACTACAAGTCGGAAGCCGAGGAACTGCGCGATCTCATCGCCGACAATCGTCTCGCCGAGCTTGCCGAAACCGACGACGACAAGTTGCAGGCGTTGCTCGCGGGCCTCGATGCCGCGGACCTCCAGCTAACCGGCTTCGATGCCGGCGACCTGGAGAAGATGATCCGCGACAGCAATGTTCCCGAAGGCGAGTTCCCGATCACCGCGAAGCTCGGCGAGTCATACGACTACGTCGTCATCTTCACGACCAACGACACCGAGTTCGCGTTTCTCCAGACACTCCTCGGGATCCAACAGGAGCGATCCTACAAGAAAACCGGCATCGGCCTCGGCCGCGCCATTCCGCTCGAGCGAGCATTGAAAGCACTTCGTGAAAATCGTCATTCCCTCGATGTCCAGGGCCGCGACGATGACGACGCATCGGCTTCTGCCAAGCGCCGTCGTCTGCGTTCCCGAAAGCCAGCGCGCTGAATATCAGCAACGTCTGCGAGATGATCTCGCGTACTACGCTCATTTCGCTACGCGGCCGTCCGTTCTCACGCATCCGGATTCCGTCCGCGGTTTAACTCCGAAGTTAAACCAATACTGCAGCGCTGCAGCTGCCGGATCAGCTCCTGGTCCGGTACTTCCGTCAGAACACGATCGACGACGTCGCGAGCGTCGATGAGGACACGCAAACCCGCGACATCGTCGTCACGCTGCGATCGGGCGAGACGGAGCGTTGGAAATACATCACCGATCTAGGCTGGATTCCGGACGAGTCCTAACTCATTGTCCGGCGAGTGAGCGCGCAAGACGCAAAAGAAGCAGCCGACGATTTTGTCGCCAAGCGGCGACTGCAACCGGCGGCGAAGGGTGACAAGCGCAAGTTCCAACTCGTCACGTTCGTGACCGAGGAAGATTGCCGCTTCTTCTATCCGCGTGGCTCGTTAGGCTGGCAGCAGAAGTTCAACACCTACATCTCTCGAGCGCTGCGCGAACGTTACGGGATCCGCGTGCAACGGATCGCCCTCAGTCAGGGCGATTACGAGGACTGGTGCCGCCGAAATGCGGCTGGCCTGTTCGGCGACGGTGCTCCGCCGAAGATGCCTAGTCCGCGCGAATTCGCCGATTCGCACCTTCGGCTGATCGATCCCAAGTAACTTTCCCCGGGGGCGGGGCACAGCGGCGGCTTAGGCATCGGCCTTGCCACGCGACGGTTTATTTCAGCGACGATTGCTTTAGCGCGACGTCCCGAATTGCGGCTGCGAAACTCTCATTCGTAGTCAGAAAACCAACACGGAAGAGCCGACCGACCAAACGGGCACAAGACGAATGGACACACCTAAAGAAGTCATCGAAAAACTGCGGAAGCTGCTCCGCCTCGGCGAGTCATCGAACATGCACGAGGCGGAGCTCGCGATGCAGCGCGCTCAGGAAATCGCGACCAAGTATCGCATCTCGCTGAGCGAACTGAGCGAGACAGAGCAGAACGCAGAGGGCTACACGCGCGAGGACATCCGCCGCAAACGCACCTTCCATCAACGCTTCGTCGACTGGATTGTGCGCAAGCACTTCAACGTCCACGTGATTCTGAAGAGCGACGGCGGTGTCTGGTACGTCGGCAAGCCGAGCGACATCGAGTTCGCGAAGTTCGTGAACGACTACCTTTGCGCCGAGTTCCCGCGCCAGTGGGGATTCTTCCGCAAGACGTGCGCCGGCGCGCACATGCACACCTTCTTCCACGGCATGTGGAAAGGGCTCGATGAGAAGCTGACCGAAGCGCGCGAGGCGACGATCCGCCGCGAGTTCATCGGCCGCACCGACGCCGCTAACAAGTTCGCGCTCGTCGTGGTGAGCGAGAAGAAAGCGCTCGCGCTGGCGGTGCACGGCTTTTTTCCGAAGCTCGGCAACGCCGGCCGCGGCACGCTCTACAACAACAACGCTGCCAGCTTCGCCGGCGGACACGCCGCGGGGCGCAGCGTCAATATCAGCCGTCCGCTCGGTGGTGGAAGGGCGCCGGTCGCGCGGCTGCGGTAGTTCCCACACCGCCGTTTTCTCGCTTTCCGATAAAGCAGGAAAACGGCGGCAGGGAGCAATCACGCTCCACAACAAAACGGAAGAGCCGACCGACCAAACGGGCACTGGAAAAAAATGCATAAAAGCATAAGCAAAATCCGCTCAGCGGGATTCGTGAAGATCAACCAGCTCGTGCGCGCCGCCGCGCACCTGAAGGAACTGAAACCGGCGTTCGCCGAGTGGCAGGCGGGCGAAATCTACGTCTGCAAAAAGACGGGCACCTACCGCTACCGCTTCGGCGTTCTCAGCAAGTCGGTCACGCCATGGAGCGCGATCGTCGAGAAGCTGTTCACTTCGCCCGCCGGCTTCGCCTTCGCCGCGATGGTGCTCGCGCCGGAGACGAAGGAATCCATCACGCAACCCCTCGCCCTGCCGGCGCCGTCCACCGATCGCGTCGACGTCGTCGCGCTCGCGAACGCAGCCTAATCCGATGCGCACGCTCACCGTCTCAAAGCTGTTCCGCCCGTTGAAGTGGAGCACGCAGTTCGTGCCGTTCATCCGCGTCAGCGGGAACTGGCTCGCGTCGGCCGGATTCAATCCGGGCGAAAAGGTCACCGTGCGCGTCGAGAACGGCGCGCTGATCATCGAGCCGTTCCTTGAGCGGTTAAGCAAAAACAGTTCAGTTTGCGATTTTTCGCAAAACGGAGGTCAGCGATGATCGACGACTACAATCACGCGCTCGTCGGGCCCGCCGCCTCCGTTTTGGGGGCGGCGCGGCAGCTGGCGGCGAAGCACAACCCGCTAGCGGTGTTGCTCGAGGGCGACCCGGGAGTAGGGAAGGGGCACGTCGCCGACACCGTCGCGCTCGAGCTGACCGGCTCGGAGTTCGCGATCGAACACATCAACGGGCAGTCGCTGAGCGTCGACACGTTGCGCTTATGGAAACATCGTAGCGCTTTTGGAAACCTGTTCAGCGCCTGGACAGTCAAACGCGTCGACGAAATCGATCAGGCCAGCAGTTCCGCGATGGCGGAGCTGCTCAGCTACCTCGATTACCTGCCGCGCGGCCTCGCGATCATTGCCACGACTAACGAGTTTGCGAAATTGCGCACACTCACGAAAGGCCGGCTGGAGTCCCGCTTTATCCGGCTTCACGTGGACGCGCCGAGTGTCGACGTAACTACGGCGTTCTTGCGGCGGAGATATCGCCTGGCCCGGTCACACGCGGAAGCGATCGCCGGCGGGGCGGTACCGGAAGGTTGCCTGCCCTCGGTCGGCTGCAACATGCGCAGCGCCATCAATGACGCCAAAGGCCTGACGGCCGCGCAGAAAGCGAGGGCGGCATGATCGCATTTCCACTTGGCCGCAAGATGATGACGCGCGGCATCAATGACGCGATCGCCGACGATGCGCCGTTCGCGATGGAGATCATCCTCGCGCTCGAGCGCCACGCGGCAGCCGACTTCCGCGAGATGACCGAAGACGATCAGGCGGCGAACGAGCGAGCAGTCGAGCAGGGAGACGAACGCGTTTTCTCCGCTTACGAAACCGCACGCGGGCGCGTCTGGATTATCACCGAAGCCGATCGGTCGGCGACGACCATCCTGTTTCCGGAGGAATACTAGAATGACCTTCTCCGAACTCACTACCAAGGGCGGCTACAACTGCGGCGAAGTGACGAGCGCGATGCAAAAGTGCATCCGGCGTGGTCTGGAAGAGGACGCCCTCTTCTGGGCCACCGAGCTCGATCTCACCGGCTACGGTGAATACGTCTGGAAACGGCTTAGAATCATCGCGAGCGAGGACGTGGGGTTAGCAGACTCGCACGCGGCGTCGACGATCTACAGCCTCTATCAGAGCTGGCAGCTGCAGAGGAAATTGAAGGACACAAAGCACGCGCCCGAACGCCTGTTCCTCGTCCACGCTGTACTAATCCTGAGCCGAGCGCCGAAATCTCGCACAGTCGATCACGCGCTCATCGCGATGTACGAGGCGACGCGCGAGCGGAGAGGCATTCCAGACTTCGCGCTGGACCGGCACACCGCGCGCGGACGCAAGCTTCGCCGCGGCTGGCGGCACTTCTGGGAGCACGGAGCCAAACTACTGAACAAATGTTCAGGTCACGACCCCTACGAGGCCACGGCACGCGGCGTGCGACAGGACAAACAGACGAACTTCGATTTCAACGGAGGCGACCTGTGAACAGCGAACTCGAAAAGATCATCGAAGCGCTCGTCGCGAAGCACGGGGTCGCGAAAGTGAAGCGCGAACTGGAGTCACTGCTCGGGAATCCAAAATGGAAGTGGCACGAGTGGCAGACCGTCTGCAACTACGTCGATCGCGTCGGGCGACGGAAACCGAGCGCTAATTGTAAGAGCCGGAAGAGACAAGCGCCGAGGTGCCGTCAATAAACCACACGCGAAGCGCGTAATGCGCGCCGTCGCGTGCGATCTGCACCGCGTTGCTCGCGCAAAGCAGATTGCTCGATCGCCTGAGACCGGCGTTGGTCGCGATGTCACGGATGATCTGCGCCATGAACGTCTGGAAACATTTGGCCGGCTTGTTGCCCCCGTAGTCGTCTGCTGTATTCATCCGTTCTAGCGCGATGCGCTGAACGTAAAACCTTCGACACTGCACCTCCAGCGTGAAGTTCACGCCGGAAGACCTGCAGAAGATCGAGACGAAGAAGCTCGCGAACATCATTCGCAAGCTGAATGCCGGCGGCACTCTCACAGCGCGCGAGGATCGCATTCTCGCAGAGGCGAAGCTGAGCGGGGGAGAGCCACTCCAGACATCTGCTGCGGCGAATTTCGTCAGCACCTGGGACGAGCTGGCGAAGAATATAGGCGTCACGCGCCGGACTCTGCAGACCTGGCGCATCGACGAGAAGCTCGGGCCTCAGTGCCCGCCTACTCGCGCCGGCGGGCAGCACGACGTCACCGCCTGGCTCGAGTTCATGGTCCGCTTCGGACTGAAACGCGCCGACGAACAATTCCATCCCGACGATCTGCCGGATGACGATCGTCGGTCGACGCGCGACTGGAAGAACGAGCGCGAGAAATTGATGTGCGTGCGCCTGCAGCGCGACATCGATCGCGACGACGGCAAGCTCCTCGTCGCGGACGAGCTGGAGATTCCCGTAGGCGCGACGTGGCTTGCGTTTCAGAACCGTTACTCGCAATTCCCGGAGCGCGCGGCCGGCCGCTGCACCGGCTTTGACGACAGCTACGAAGTCGAAGCGCGCATGCGCGAAATTGTCGATGCGGACCTGCGCGACCTGAACGCCGCTCGGTATCTCGACGAATCACTCAGCGACATCCTGAACACGCTGCCAGTCGACGAAGAAACCGAACGCCTGATCGATCTCGTCACTTTCGCCGGCCAGGACCGCGCGAACCTGATGCTCCTGATTGAGCGCGTCGCTCGTGCGGCGCTGCAGCGGATCGGGCGCTGTGCGATCGCGCAAACTCGATCTCCAGACTCCGGACCTGAAAACACTTCAGGTGCCACTGCTCAGCCGGAGACAGCAGCGGTGCCAGCCGATCCCATTGCCGCCCCGTGCGCATCAGCGAAGCCTCAGTCAAAGCCACGCCGCAAAGCTAAGAGAGTGACACGCCGCCGCAAGGCGTGACAAATGCCCGCCCGGCATCGGGCTTCATCAACGCGCGTGAATGGGTGAGGGGACTCATCCGCGCAACGGTCCGGCCGCGGCCGCGCATGCGCATCTGGCAGTGGGCCGACAAGAACGTCGTCATTCCCGACAACGGGTTCGAGCCCGGGCCGCTCAACACAAACCGCTTCCCGATCTTTCGCGGGCTCTACGATCTCGCGCAGAAACGCGGCGTTCACTACGTGACGCTCTGCGCCAGCGCGCGCGTCGGCAAAACGCTCTTCTCGATCGTCTGCGCGCTCTACTGGATCGCGGAGCGCGTTGGATCCGCCGCCTGGCTCGATCCGAGCAAGAGCAGCGCGGTCAAGTTCGTGAAGGACGAGCTCGAGGATTTCCTCCTGCTCTGTCCGCCGGTCCGCGCACTCGCCGTCCGCTCGAAAACCCTCTGGACGACGCTTTGGAAGACGTTTCGGGGAAAAGTTCTCCGAATCATTGGCTCCGGCGCAGAGGCGGACCTGCACGGGTTCAACGCCTCGTTCCTGAATCTAAACGAGCTCGATCGCGCCCGACCGCAGACTGAGAGCGACGCCGCCAGCTACGAGAAGCTGATTGCGCGCACAAACCTTTACGCGCGCACCAGGCTCATCGTGGAGAACTCGACGCCAGGCGAAGGCGGCGAGCTGTCGGCAATCTGGCGCAAGTTCCAGAAGGGCTCGCAGCATCATTGTTACCTCCCGTGCCCGCATTGCAGCGAGTCGGGGCCCACAGACTGGCAGCCGCGACCGTGGGACGACGTCGAGGCCGGCCGTTCGCCGCAGTCGTACGATGTACGACTCAAAGGATGGCAGCGGCTGACCTTCACCCCGGAGACGAAGCTCGTCCCGTTCGACGAAGATCTGAACCCGCTGCCAAAGGGCACTCCAAAGGACAAGTGGCGCGAGGAAACCACTGGCGGGATCCGCTTCCAGCAATTCGCGATCTGGGCGGAGCGCACCTGCAGCTACGACGCCACGAAGAAGGAGCGCTACAAAGTCGGTTACGATACCGACGCCGTCGACCGCGGCGCGACTTACAAGTGCGCCCACTGCGAGAAAGACATCCCCTGGCTAAAGCTGGAGTGGATGCTGGCCCGCTTTCGCTGGGTTTCGCATAACCCGGCGGCGCCGTCCGATCGCATCTCGGCGCACCTGTGGAAAGCCTACTCGCCGTTCGAGACCTGGGGCGCGATCGCGAAAGAGTTCATCGAGGCGAAAGGCGACGTCGGCGCGCTGATCAAGTTCGAGAACCTGACCAAAGGTCTGCCGTTCATTCGCCAAGGCGCCGCCGTCAAGGAAGAGGATATCGATCGCGCGGTCGCGCGCACGCCGGTCCGCTACGCGAAAGGCGAGATTCCGCGCGAGGCCGAGATCCTGACGATGACCGTCGATAAGCAGGGATCGTCGTTTTGGTATGGAATTCGCGCATGGGGCGTTCTCTGGGATCATCCGGATCAGCCGACCTGGAGCGCCCTCGTCGATTGGGGCGAGGCGGTCAGCTGGGATCAAATCCTCGAGCTCGCCGGTGCGAAGGAAGACGGCCGCGGCAAGCTGAGGCGCTTCACGTGGCGCGATCCGGTCTCCGGCCGCGCGCGTGAGTATGACGTCACTCTCGGTCTGGTGGATTCCGGCTTTGAGCAGGAGGACGTGTGGGAGTTCTGCTTAAAGCAGGGCGGTGGGCTCTTCGATCCGTACAAAGGCGGCGACTTATCTAAGACGGGCGGCGCGAAAGTTCGAGTGGCGAAAGTGCTCGATGGGAAGCTCGATCTCTACTGGTGCTGGTCCGACTTCTTCGCCCGCAACCTCTACTACGATTGTGTCCTCTGGGGCACCGAGTTCGGCGATCCGGTACACTGGTGGCTGCCGGGCAACCTTGATGACGATTACAAGAAGCAGCTCTGCGATGAATACCGCGACGACGACACCGGCAAGTGGGCCACGCGCACAAAGAACAACCACCTGGGCGACATGGAGAAGATGCAGCGCGTGTTGCGCGATCCGGTTGAGGAACTGATGGACGCGATCCGCGCGCAGCGCTCGATCGACGAGGAAGCGAAAGCTGCCTAACGAATCACTTCGATCGTGATACGGACGCGGCTGCAGGGTCTTACTTTGAGCCCGGCTGCCGGAAGATTCTCGATGATCTCACCGGAGAGGCTTTCCGCCACGCTCATCGCGCATTTGCGGAGCGGGTCGTTACTCCAGCCGACGCTCGTGCTGACGACCATTCCTTCGATCGACGTGAATCGCTTCGGGTCAGCAAGTGCAGCTATCTCAGCCACAAGTGATCACGGACAGCAGTAGCAATCGACTCCCGGGAGCCCGTCATCAATTTCGCAGGTGTAACCGAGCATCGACATTTTCTGCTCGGTGGTTTGGAACAGGTCGCGCATGCCGCGCGATATCCACACACCCGCCGGCGCACGTCCTTCGTGCGCAGCTTTGAAGTGATCGACGGAAGACTGGATCATTTCGACTGCCTGCTTCGCCTCAGGAGTTAACTGGTCCTCGCTCATCTTTTGACATTAGCGCCGAAGTGCATCGGCGACTAGACAACGGCTCCGACTCCTAGCGAGTTCGGGGCCGTTGTTCTTTTGACACACCCCGCTCGGCAGCATGACCGCTGCCGATCTGACCGACTTCCTGATCGCCGACGCGCAGGCGTCCGATCCGGTTGACCTCACCTTCATCAACGGCCTGCTGACGAACGCGAAGGCGAAGATCAGCGGCGGCAAAGGTGAAGTCGCGCCACTCACCCAGGGACAGGTCGGCGGCAAACAATGGATGCGCGAGATCAAGCTCAGCGCGCTCGAGGTCGCTTCCGCCTGCAGGAGTGCGCTCGATTTCCTCCAGGAAGATTCCCGCAGCGTCTCCGCCACGCGCTTCGACTTCGGCGGCCTGAATGATTTCGGAGGTTGCCGCTAATGAACGGCGGTTTGCTCGGCTTCTTCAACCGCCGGCACGAGGACAAGATTTGGCGGCGCTCCACTGAGCGCAGCAACATCTATTACGTCCTTCCGGAGAGCCCGCACGAGTATCTCGATCCGCTCTCGCGGCAGGAAGTCGCGCGCCGCTACGAGTGGCTCCTGGAGAAATTCGGGATGGTCAAGGAGGGCACCAACGGTGTCGCCCGCCACACGATCGGCACCGGCCTCACGCTGCAGCTGAACAGCGACGATCCGGAGTTCAACGTCGACGGCCGCGCCGCGTTCAACATGTACGCGCTCACGCCTTCGCGCGTCGATATCTCCGGCCGGCGCAATCTCTACCAGATGCAGCGCACTGCGGTGCAGCAGCTCATCGGCCGGGGCGAATTCTTCTCCGCCAATCGCGAGAACCCGCGCTGGAAAGGGACATTCACTTCCACCGGCGCCGAAGTGGGCGAGCCGTGCGTGCAGCTCTTCGACGCGAACCAGATCGAATCGCCGGAGGACGCGGATGAGTCTGTCTACGACGGCGTAAAACTCGGCCAGTACTTCGAGCCGCTCGGTTACTACGCGCGGCAGAAGGGCGGCACGCACGACTTCATTCCCGCGAACCTGATGACGCACTGGTTCGAGCCGACCGGCGTCGACCAAGTGCGCGGCCAGAGCGCGTGGTCGCCTGTCGTCGATAAGCTCGTCGACTGGCACGACCTCGCGAAGCTCGTCGTCGCCACCGCCAAGACACAGAACGCGATCGCGATCGCGGTGAAGAAGCTCGCGAAGATCGGTGGCCGCGGGATCGGCAACCGCATCAAGCAAAGGATCGCGCAGACGACCGGCCAGAGCACGGAGCCGGAGACGGATACGAGCGCGCTCGAGAAAGCGTTCCCGGGCCTCGTCGCCTACCTCGGCGCCGACGGCGAGGCGGAGATGATCCATCACACCTCGCCTAACGACAAGCTGGAGCCGTTCCTCTCGAACCTGATCGGTCCCGACGTGTTTCTCGCGATCGGCGTGCCGTCCGAGTTCTTCTGGCGCTCAGCCAAAGGCAGCGCGGCCGACAACCGTTTCACGCTCATTCGCGCGGATCTGCGCTTCAAGGTGCTCGCCGACGAGCTGTGCGAGCGCTGGCTGAACGGCATCGCGTTCCGGTTTCTCTCGCATCGCATCGAGACCGGCATGCTCAAAGCGCCGACCGATCCGAACTGGGCGCAAAAGATCGGCTGGCAGAAACCGCCGCGGCTCACGGTCGACAACGGCCGCGACGGCGCGCTCGAGCTGCAGCAGCTGGAGAATGGCGCCGACAATCTTCGCAACATCTACGACCGCCGCGGCCAGGATTACCGCGAGGAAGGGATCGTGCAGTGGACCGCCGAGTGGGCGGAATTTCTCCTGGAAGCGAAACGCAAAAAGCTTCCGGAGTGGGTCATCCAGAAATGGCGCGCCGGCACGCCTGGAGCCGGCGGCAACACCGCGCAGCAAGACGGGAAAAACGGAGGCAAGAGCAATGGCGATAGCTCGCAGACCACGGACGACGGGACGGCAGATTGAGTCGGACGACAGGCTTCGCCTCTTCTCGCTCGAGTACGCCACCGCGCTGCTCGATGAAACCACCAATGGCGTCGAGATGGCCGATCGGGCAGCCGAGACCGCTCTCAACCAGCTCGTTTGCGCGAGCTTTTGCGGCGACGACGACGACGTCGAGGAGGCAGAGCTGCAGGTGGAAGCCGTGGAGCAGGCGCAGCTGCGCACCCGCCGACGTTACGAGAGCGCTTTCAACAAACTCGCCTTCGAAGTCGGCCAGGCTGAGCGCCTGAAATGAAAATTCGCACTGTGCGAATTTTGACGACGGGTCGCTTGTCATGAGACTGCAGCGCGTTCTTGAAATCGTTCACAACCGTCCGTGGCTGATTACGCCGAGCGGCCACGAAGTTATCCGTGAGCTTCTTCAGACGAAGCTCGCACCGGCTCTCGCCGGCGATCAGCGCGCGGGCTTGCTCGATGACCTGATGATCGGCCGGCCGGCGCCAACGATCGACGACCACGGCGTAGGTCATCTTCACGTTACCGGCGCGATCGGCGTCGGTTTCTCGAAGCTGGAGAAAACCTGCGGCAACACCGACACCGGTGATCTCGTTCAGGAAGCGCGCGACACGATCAAGGCCGGCGCGCGAAAACTGATGATGTATTTCGATTCGCCTGGTGGAATGGCGGGCGGAACTCCCGAAGCGGCGGACGAGCTCGCGAATCTCGACGTGCCGTGGTTTGCCTACGTTGGACCTGGCTGCATGTCCTGCAGCGCTTCGTATTGGCTGAGCGTCGGTGCCGACCGCATCTATGCGAGCGAGACCGCGGAGGTTGGTTCCATCGGCGTCTACATGCCGTGGGTCGATCGCACCGCTGCCTACGAAGAGCGCGGCATGAAGGTCGAGCTGATCAAGAACAAGGAGGGCGACTTGAAAGGTGCTGGTTATCCGGGCACGCAGCTCACCGCAGCGCAAAAGGAAGACTGGCAGAAAGGCTGCCAGCAGCTCTTCGACATGTTTTCAAAGTTCGTCTGCGCTAATCGCCCTGGCGGGATCTCCGCCGACACCATGCGCGGCCAAACCTTCTTCGCGACTGAGGCGCGCAACCGGCATCTGATCGATGGCGTCGCGCCGCTCGCGGCCGCGCACCGCACCCTCCTGACGTACAACCGTTGAAGCTTCGCGCGTTTGACATGCCCGCAGTGGCATCATGCGCATCACCGACATTCGCCGCCTCAATGGTTTTCGTCTCCTCTCCGCCGATAAAGGCGCAGCCGCCGGCGGCGGTGGCGCGAAGTCGGACAAAACCGATCTCGAACAGCTGACCGAAGCTAACGCGCGCATCACAGCGCTCGAAGGCGAAGTCCAGACGGCTGAGCAAAAGGTCAAGGACATCGAGGCGAAAGTAACCGGCCTAACGACCCGCGCCGAGACTGCGGAAGCAAGCGTCACGCGCCTCGAAGCCGAGAAAACCGGAGCGATCGCTCGCGCTGAAAAGGCTGAAGGCGAAGTCACAACGCTGAAGAATGCGTCGAAGACGGCCGACCAGAAGGCTCGTGAAATTGCAGCCGCGAACGGCAGCAACCCGACGCCTAAAGACGGCGAGAGCACAGCAGCCGCCGCCAACGACGGCAAGGCTCTCTACGAGGCCTACGAAGCGCTCATGAAGGATCGCAAGTTCGCCGAAGCCTCGGCGCACATGGAGAAGCACCAGAAGGCGATCGACGCCTACGCCACGCAGGTCTTCAGCAAGCGCGACTAACCGCCGCGATCCGCACGCCACCCACTCTTTGACAGCAACTCTCAACTGACCCGCACCAAACAAACTATGAATCTGAAACGCTCACTCTCTCGCACCGGCATGGCCGTCGTAACCGTCATTGTCGCAGTCGCCGCATTCGCGGTCGGCCTCACTATCAACATGCCCGTCCTGATGGGTGTGACTCCGCAGCTCTGCGCGCTCAATCCCGGGGCCGCGCTCAAGCTCGACAAGATCATGCGCGACGGCATGCGCGCGCTGAAGAAGCGCCTCTCGCCGGTGATGGCGCTCTCCACTGTCTTCCGCGACCAGGTGCTTACCGAGACCGACACGATCCGGGTGCCGTACTACTCGCTCGAGACGCTCACTTCGAAAGACTTCGACGGCTCCTACGACTTCAGCAATGCCGACGGCGGCAACAGCTCGAAGTCGGTCACGGTGAACCAGCGGAAGTATCAACCGTTGGAGTTCACCTCCAAGGAACTGGCCCGCAATAGCGTCCTGGACCTGAACAAAATCTTGATGCTGAAGATCGAGAAACTCGCGGACGATGTGCTCAACGACATCTTCTCGATCGTCACGCTGGCGAACTTCGGCGGACCGATCTTCAAGGGCGACGCGAGCGGCTTCGATCGCACGGACCTCTCCGGCATCCGCACCAAACTGACGACGGGTTACAACTGGCCGTCCGCTGGTCGCAGCTTGATCCTCGACAGCGACTACGAAGGCGCGCTCGTCACGGACCAGTTGAACGTGAACACGACTGGCACCGATGCGGCTCTCCGCAACGGCGCTGTCGGTCGCTTGCTCAACTTCGATATCTTCGATCACCCGAACATGCCCGCGAACAGCGAGCACCTGGTCGGCTGCGCGATCCTGCCTTATGCGATCCTTTGCGCCTTCGCTCCGATCGCGCCGGCGGACGAGATCCCGACGATCTATCGCGCCTACACCGATCCCGAGTCGCAGTTGACTCTCGAGTATCGCGCCTGGGGCGACCCGGACAGCGACAGCGCAAAGCGGACCATCGAAGTGAACTACGGCTACGCGAAGGGCGACGGTGCGCAGCTTAAGCGCTTCGTCGACGCATCCAGCAGCGAGTCCGTGGTCTAAGCGGCACCGTCACTTAGCTACCGGCACACTCTTTACCCATGCGCACGGCAATCACGATCGCGACGAAACGGCAGGGCGGCTCTGTAGTCGTCGCTGGTCCCGAAGTCGCGATCGCAAAGCAGCTCGTAGACTTCAAGGCAGCGGCATCTGCCGGGACGCATCCGGAGTACTCCAGCATTGAGCTTTGGCACAACGACGCCGGGCGGACGAAGTTCGTGCGCCTGCGCGAACCGGCAAAGGAAAAGCCGCCAGTCCAGACACCTGCTCCAGAGCCACTGGCGCCGCCTGTAAACGACCAGGAACCGGCTGCAGCTGAAGCGCCGGCCCAACCACCTTCCGGGGAACCGCCAGCTGACGCGCCGGCGCAGACCTCTCGCAGAAACGCGCGTCGCTCCCGTTAATCCTATGACTCAAGTTCGTCACACCACCGCCGGCTACAATGTCGGCACGTCCGCAACCCAGACCGTTGGCTTCCACGGTGCAACGCCAGTCGCGCAGCGCGCCGGCGCAGCCCAGGCGGCCGTCAGCTCCACTGCGGTCCCGAACGTCGGCGGCACCTACTCACAGGCGGAAGTGAACGCGATCGTCGCGCGCACGACTGCGAACACCGTTCTCCTGAACGAGATTCGCGCTGCTTTGGTTGAAAAGGGCATCATCAAGGGCGCGGCCTAAGTCTTTTACTACAGGGGCGCGGGCCGGTGACTAGCCGGCCCGCTCCCGCACAAACCAGATTCCATGCTTCGCCGCCTGCAGTGTTTCTTCCGCGGTCGCCACTTATGGCGTCCGAAACTCGTTAGCCACAAGATGCTTCAGAGCGTCGTCTGCACGCACTGCGAGCAGCAGCAGCGGATCCGCGTCTCAGGCCGCTACAAATGAGCGTTGCTGGTCTCACACCCGATCAGCTGGTCGACGCGGCCTACCGCCTTCGCTCGGAGATTGCCGATCGCGAGACCCAGCTCCGCGAAGTCTGCGAAGCGCTCGTCAGCCGCGGCCGCGGCGATCACAGCGGCACGCATGTATCGCGCGTCGCGAAAGTGATCGTCCCTGCCGCTCCGGAACCTGGCTACAAGCTCGAGAAGGAAAAGGAAGATCGCGCGCGTGAAATCGCAGGCGAGCAATTCAGCGACGTCTTCACGCGCAAAGTCTCCTACGCGCCGTGCAAAGCTTTCGGCGAAGTGGTCGCAAAACTCTTCACGCCGGCGAAAGCCGAGAAGCTCCTCGCCCTCTGCCGCGTCGAGCGCGAAACGCAAATCCCGTACGTGAAGTTCCTTTGACTCGGCACACCTAGCATGTTCGCGAAACCTTCCGTCACTCCGGTCACCGAATCCGGCACCGTTCCAGCGGGCGCGTATGCGGTCGACTTCGTCTTCTCCAGCGACTTCGCCGGCACAGTCGGCGCCGCCGACTATTCGGGCGCGACCGATGCTCGCCAATCCTTTGAAGCGCCGCACGGCCACAAGCTCGACTCGATCGACTACACGGTTGACGCGGGCTCGATACGGATCGCGGTCGTTCTCTGAGGGTCGCCAGATGAGTTACGCACCCAGGACGGCCGCTACCACACCGGTCAAGTATGTTACTGGTTCCGACGCTCGGTTCGCACTGACGCCGGAGGAGGTTTCGATTGGCCAGCTCGTTAAGGAAGTAGGGGCCAAGAGCGTCTTCGTCATCGAATGTGGACCAGCCTCTGATTTGAGTGACGGCGATACCATTGGGTCGATCGGTAATAATGGTATTGAGCTGGACTTCTCAATCGGGTTTAATGGAAGCGGAAACGGAAGCATTAACGTTTCTGCAACGGCAACCCCATCGGAAGTCGCGGAAGCGATTAAGACATGGATTGAAGACCAAGCAGGCGGTGATCCAGACTGGGGTTTCGATGTCAGCCGCGACGGAGCTACCGTAACCGTTGTATCGCGCGCTTATTCGTACGGCGATTGGTGTAGCGACGGAGAACTAGGCGGCTTTTCGATTACTCAGACGGTGGCCGGAGCCACGCCCACTAATCTTTATTTCATCGTCGCTGATCTCGCGCATCTGGATAGCAGCGACGGATACGCTCAGACGCAAGGGCCTCCAGGCGAACCAGGCCCACAAGGCGAACCAGGCCCACGTGGCGCACAGGGGGATACTGGACCGCAGGGCCAGGCAGGTGCTTCTGGCTCGACTACCTTTTACCCTCAGACCGTCGGACCCTACAATTACGGACTCACGGATCACACTTCGCAATTGCTAATAAATTCTTCGGGCTCCGCGATAACGTTTAGTGTCGTAGGTCTTGGAAGTTTTAGTTTGCCTGCCGGTAAGATGGCGCTCATAGGCCGAGGGGAGGGCGGTCCGAACGCCATTAGTTTTCTCCCGTAGAGTGAGCCAGTTCTCCGACTTCGCTGAGGAAGCGTTGGCGACTTCGATCGAAGTGGACGGCGGCGAGTTCTCCTGGAACGGCCGCGACATTGCCGGCGTCATCAGCGGGCAGACGATCACGGCCGCGAAGAGTTCTTTCCCCGCTGGGTACCCGCCGATCGGCGCCGCGATCCTGGTCGCCGGCAAGAAGCGCCAGGTCAAGGCACTCGCCAATAGCATGCTCGAGCTGATCCCGGGCGGCCTCCGCGACAAGACCCCTTTCGTCGACGATCCCTCCGATCCCGGGCTGCTCATCGAGTTCGGTTCGTTTGCCAAATGAGCATTACCGACCTGGTTGAAATGGCGGTGATCGCGGACCTCGCCGACGAGCCGGAGCTCGCGGCGTTCCTGCCTAAGCCGCGCGACAACGATACCAGGCTGGCCGGCGATGATGAGCCTGGCGAAGACGAGGCGACGCTCACGCTTTCCGTCAGTGCGATCGACGAAGGCGAATTCTACCGCGGCAGCGGCATCAAGCGCGTTGCGCTCACCGTCGAGATCCGGCACAACGCAGTTGCCGAGGAAGCCGACCGCTCGCAGCTAGACTCGGTGGCCGAGCTCGTCGACGACCGGTTGCAGCCTTCCACAGCGATCGAAGGCGTTGTCGGCCGCGAAGCGGCGTTCTCGTCCGACGTGCTGAAGGTCTTCGGGATCATCGCGACGACGCCCGAACCGCGGGAGAACGAAGATCTGATTCGGATTCGCCGCATCACACGCGTCTTCGTTGCCGCGCAGCTCGCGTAGCCGTTGACACGCAGCGCTGCCTATATGGCAGCTGGCGATCCCATCAAGCTCGGCGCTCTGGCGACGAACGGTGTTTTCCTCATGACCTCGGAGACGGGGATCATCATTTCCTCGTATCGCCGTAACGTGGATTCGAAGAAGTTCGAATTCTACGACGGTTCCGCAGGTCAGGTCACCGGCGTCGTGTATCACGACTTCAAGGCCACCTACGAAATTAAAGGCGCGACGAACGGCACTACCGGTCTCATGGCCGCCTCCGTCGGCGTAGCCCTCACGATCACGAACACGAGTGCCGGCTTCGGTGTCGCCACCGGCGGCATCTACACGGACTCGGTGCAGATCGATCACCAATCGGAGCAGCTCCGCGAGATCACAGTGCAGGCCACGCAGCGCGCCAGCATCACGTAAACCGTTATGGACATCGAATACGCAGTGAAGCAGCTCGACCTGGAGATTCGCCAGGGTGAACAGCGGGTGACCGAAAAACGCCAGCAGCGCGATCAGCTCTACAGCGCTCTCTCAGCCGAGCAGAAGGCGCGCGTCGACGAAGCGGGTAAACCGCCCAAGCCGAAGAAGCCGCATACGACGTAAGCGGCAAGGCCGCTCCCCTCAGTTCAAACCAAATTCCATGGAACAGCAGCTCGCCGCCTCCTCATTCGCAGAGGGCATGACGATCCCGGTCGGCGATCAGCGGTACCCGTCGAGCAACATCCGCCTCTCGGCCGCCATGTGCGCGATTGGCTTCCCGATCAAGCATGAGGAGCCGTGCACGCGCACGATCGAAGCTGGCGATCGCGGACCCCGCGAGATCGTCACCTTCTGGCATGAGCCGCGGCTTGCCGATGGCGACAAGACTCATCCGACATGTCCGAAGCTCGCCGCCGTCGATGTCGACGCGTGGTGGCGTTATCCCGGGAAGTTCACCGTTTCCGGCTACGATGATGCGCTCCTGGCCATGCGCCGGGTGCTCGAGTGCCGTCAATGGCTCATCGAGATCGTGCACGGCGCGCGCCGTATTCAGAACCAGCACTTCTCCCGCAGCTCGGTTGTTACCGACGAACTGCACTACGCCAGCGTCCTGAAAGCGTGCGGCTTCGAATTGCTCGCGGCGGAACGGCGCGGACGGAAATTTTTGTTCGTATTCGGATCCAAGGCGGCGCGCGTCATCGAGTTGCTCGTGCGCAGCGAAAGCCCGGAAAGCGTCTATCCCGATCGGCGTCCGGAGGGCGAGAAATCGGAGCCCGATCTGTGCGTCGACTGGATGCTCTGGGCGCTGAAGTACCGCGACTGGCTGCACCGCATCGTGAACAGCCCCGACTGCGTTCCGATGATTGAAATGCGCGACGGCGAGCGCGTGCTGCGCATCTCGAGCAACATGCCCGACAAGCTGAAAAAGGAATGGGTGAGCTATCTCTAAATGAAGACCGACTTTTCCTCCGACGACAATCTCACCGCGCCGCCGGCGTCAGGCGATCTCGACCTCGAGCGCGTCTACACGCGGCCGGGCTACACCTTCAAAGGCCGCCCGCTGCATCCCTACAGCCACGGCATCGATCTGCTTTTCTCGCAGGTGACCGACTTCGCGAACGATACGCAGTTCTACCACTGGGTGGCATTCCTCTTCCTGCTCGTCGTCCGGGATCCTGCCCTCACAGCGATCGACGATCGCAAGCGTCACGTCCTGCCGCTCGCGTGGAATATGCTGGCGTTTCGCGCCGCGCTCGTGGAGTGGCTCGACGACATCAAGTGGGTGCCAGCCGACACGACCGAAGCCGAGCGTTTGTTCAACGAGATCCGTGCCGAAGCTGACGGCACCGCCGTGGAGATAGTTGGAGGCAGCAGCGGAAAAAAAAAGTCGGCGGAGCGGTCCCGACCGAAACCGCGTTCCTCATCAGCGCGCTCAGCGGCCAGTACAGCCGCGACGAAATCCTCTGGGCGGTCCCGAAGGCGGAGCTGAACCAGGCGCGCCACGTCTACCTCTACCGCGGCGGTTCGCGCTGCCGGCGGCCGGGCGACAAGGACGCGCATTATGAACGTCTGGAATCGGTCAATGAGTACCTCCGCAAGCTCACGCTCACTCCGCGGTCGTTAGGCTAATGCGCATCCGCGGTAAACTCGATACGTCGAAGCTTCGCCGGCGATTCGAGAAGGTAAAAAGGACTGTGCCTATGACGCTCGGCGGCGAAGTGAAGCGGGCCGCTCGCATCGTCGCGGTCCAGCTCGCGCACACCGCGCAGCCTTTCGGGCTGGACGACAGAGCAAAGCAGCTCGGCGAGAACGCCACCGCCAGCGACATCCGGCGCTGCTACGCGACTCCGTCCGACGTTTACTCCGCATTCAACGACAAACGAATGGCGAAGGCGTTCTATGCGCGCCTGAAGAAGGGGGAACTCGCCGCCGCACAACGCATCGTCGACGAACACTGTGCGCAGTTCAAAGGCGTGCCGATCGGCGCGTTCGATCTCTTCCTGCACCAGGGCCGGCGCAACAAACGCGGCCGCATCCCGGCCAAGCAAAAGCCACTCCAGATCGTGATCAATCCGAAAGCGATGCACGACTACATCGCGGTCGAGAAGAAGCTTGTCGGCTGGGGCAAAGCAGGCTGGGGGAACTGCGCGCTCATTCTCGGTCGCGACGGCGACGTGTCGGTGGCCACGCCCACTCGCGGGCTGAAGCGATGGGTCACGCGGCATGTGAGCGCGCCGGCATCAATCGTCGACGGCACACGCAGCGGATCCGAAAAGCCTTACGTCATTCTCGTCAACGGCGTCGGCTATGCCGCCCTCATCTTGACAGCGTCCGACAAGGCGGAGGCCGTGCGCATCGGGCTCGAGCGTTACCTCGCCGACAAACGGGTGACGACGCTCGTGCGTGACGCGCTCCGCAAAGAACTGACCACATGAGCGACCAGGTTAAAATCGGCGGCGACAGCACGGAATTCGTGCAGGCGGTCGACAAGGCCGAGCAGCGCTGGGACCGGTTCGGCAAAGCGATCAATCGCACTCCGGACTTCGGCGATTTCGAGAAGCGCGGCCGCCGGGTCATCGACACGACTACGCAGAGCGTCGAGGCCTCCGGCGCCGCCGCGCGCAAAGCCGCTGTCGATTACAAGCGCCTCGCCGATGAGAGCAAGCGTGCATCCGAGTACATCGCGAATGGCGGCAAGACAGGACCGAAGCCGAAGACAGCGGCGAACTTCAGGCCGGCCGGCCCGCGCACGTATTTGCATCCAATTGCGATCGAGGAGGAGGAACGCCTCACCGCGAACGCGGCTGCAGTCGCCCGGGCGAATGCGCGACGTGGCTCTCTTGGTGGCCGCGGCATAGGCGGCGCCATCGGCGCGCGCGTTGCCGGCGATATCATCAACATCGGCACCGCCAGTTCCGGCGCAGCGATGCAGGTGAATGCGCTCAGCCATTTGTTAGGCGGACTGGCGCCGGCAGCCGGCATCGTGGCCGCGGTCGCTGCTGCGAGAAAGCTTTACGAGATCGCGAAAGAGGCGAGCAACGCGATCAAAGCGCTAAACAAAGAAGTGTCGCAAAAGCCCGCTGATGTTGTGGGCAAGCTCGGTTCGGCCGGCATTCGTGAGCAGATTGCTCGTGAAGGCAAGCTCGCGAAAGATGCGGGGACAAAAGCGCGACGCGCTGATTACGTCGAGCGTGCCGCCCTTCCCATTGGCGGGGGATTGGTGCGAGCGGCCAGCGGTGGAGAAGAGCAGCATGATCGCCTCCGTCGCGACGCCAAAGCCCGCAAAGGTGAACTCGAAGGCAAACTTGTGGACGCGGGCGCTGCCGGCGTCGACCTCGCCCGCGAGAAGGCGAACGGCAGCGCGCGCGAAGCAGCACTGAAGGAAGCGCAGCTCGAGACGGAGAAGAAGATTGCCGCGATCGAGCTCGACAGGACGATTTCGCGCCGGACGCGCCTGCAGCTAACCGAGCAGGAAAACGAAAAGCTCGCCATGCAGAAGCAGGCCATCGAAGCCGCGTTCCAAGCGCAGGAACGCCAGTATGCGCTCGCGCAAAAACTGAACGACATGCGTGCCAATGGCAGCACGACGGTCGCTCAGGCCCGGGCACACCAGGCAGCGGCGCTTGACGATCTCTCGGCAGCCAAAGCGAGCGGAAACGACAAGGACATCAAGGATGCCACCGGGCGCGTCGGCAGCACCGGCGCCGACCTCGCGATCGCACTCAACCAGCAGGCGATTCTCGAACACAGCGTCCGGATCGCGGAGTTCCGCGGCAATCAGGAGGCGGAGACGGCGAACTCGCTTGATGAGCAGCTCGCCGCCGCGCAAAAGATTCTGGATGCCGATCAGCGCCGGCTGGCGGTGGCGCAGGCTCGCAAGGCGATCTCCGATAACGAAACAGCCGTCGAGCTCGCCCGCATCAGCCGATCGGAAAGCGTGCAGGCGTCGCGCATCGGCGCGAGTGCGGACCAGGCGTCCGTTGGGGCGTCTCCGGAACAGCGGCAACGCAATTCGCTCCAGGCTCAGCTCGACATCGCGCAAAAGCTTGCCGCTGCAGCCAAAGCGAAATGGATTGCCAGCAAGGGTAGCGCGGAAGCGGAAGCGGAAGCGCAGATAGCGGCGAACGGCGTGCTCTCTGCCAAAGCCGCCCTCGCACAGTTCGAGCGCGACACTGCTTTCGCGAACGATCAGGAACTCACGGCTGCCAAGGCGCTCACCGCCGAGCTGCTGCTGCAGGCCAGCGGTCGCGACATCGAGGCGCAGCGCGTGGCCACGGTCGCCTCCTTCCAGGAGCGGATCGCGAAAGCGCTTCACGACGGCCGGACTGATCTCGCCGAGCAGCTGCGCCTGCAGCGCGACATCACTCTGCAATCGAAGCTTGCAGATCGCATCGGCAAGACTCCGCAACAGCGCGCGGCCGAGGCCGAAGCACAGCGGGCACAAGAGAGGGATTTCCGCACCGCTGGATTCCAGGAGAAAGACGCGCTCGAGAAAGATCAGCGCGTCAGCGACGAGAAGTTCGGATTCAACAAACGCTTCCATCCGGACCGCGTGCCGAAAGACGTGCGCGAAGCCGATGAGAATCGCGGTCGACGGATCGGCGAGCTGAATCGCCAGCTCAATCCGGAGAGCGCCAGCCGCCCAGGCCCGCTTAGCGACGGCGACTGGCACAATCAATTTAAGCCGCTGTCGCAGGACGCGCAGGCGAAGCACGAAAAACAAAACGCGCCGGACGCGAAACCGGGCGATTCGCCGCTACTCGGGAAGATCGACACGCTGGTTAGCACGTTGAACGAGCTGCCGGGCAAAGTGGGAGTGCTGTAGACTATGGCCGGCCAACCAATTCCACTCGGCAGCGCGCGAACCGGCGCGCTCATTCCAGACATCGGGAGTAGCGTCGCGACGAACGATTACGGCATCGACGAAGGTCGCGTCCGCCATTCGTTAGGCGATCAAAGTCTCGCACAACAGCGCCGCCCGAAACGCGGCGGGCCTTACGCCGGCACGCTTCCGCAGTTCAAGGGCATGTTCGTCGACCGCAGCGCGATCGTTGGCGCGGAGGGCAAGGCCTGCTTCGTCGATGTCGACTACAAGGCACTCAACTCGGGCTGGGGTATTCAGCCGCCCGAGCAGTCGGCCGAGATGGAGGTGCGGGATCTCACTTCGTTCGGCGACAACCTCTTCACGTCCGGACGCGGCCAGACGCTGCATCTGCCGCATCCGGTCCTCACCTACAAATTCGCCGATACCAAGCCGAGCAACAAACGCGGCACCTACGCGCTCGAGCTCCCGAACGCGCCGACGATCGGGCAGTTCGAATTCGAGGTGATCTGGATCAACAGCGTCCAGGGCGAGGACGGAAATATCTCGATCACGACGCGCAACAATTACTCTCTCATTTTCTCGCCGCACCCGTCCGGCTGGTTCTGCATGAAAGACGATTGCGAACCGCTCTGCGGCGGCCGGCTCTTCCAGATCGAGCAGCAATGGAAGCGCTTTTACCTCTGGACCGGTTACAACCGCCATGGCTAATGATTCACTACCCGATTTCGAGGCGGGCAAAACTTACCTGATCAGCGGCGCCACCGGCAAAGCGCTCGTCGACGCGATCCGCCGCTACCGTCCCGACATCGTGACCGGCTCCGGTCTCGACAAGGAAGTGCGAGCCGACGGTACCTACTTTAAGGGCGGTTCCATTCCCGCTCCGCCAAGCGGCGGCGTTTACGTGCTGGGAACTGATGGTGCCGGTGGGCTGACGTGGATCGGGACCGACACCTGTTCGTGACGTATGCCGGTGATGCTGAAAAATGCCGGCGGCAAGGTGCTTCTCGCTGACGGGAAGGTAGCGATCGCTCGCGCCTGCTGCTGCTCGCCTGGTTGCGCCTGCCCCGATGGCTTGGCCGACACACTCTGCGTTAGTGGTAATGCTTTCCTGAGCGGACAGCTCGCGATGTGCACGGTCGGCGCGTGCTCGTGGTGTGGCGTCAGCAGCTACAGCGACGACGCTCAGAAGTTCTCGCTCGCCAAAGTAGACAATGGATTCGATATCGGCGACGTCATCGAATGCTGCTGGTCCCTCTCATACAACGACGGCATCAACGGGGCCTATAAGTTTTGGGATAATGGAAACCCGGTCGGCACCTACTACCCGTTCAGCTACTTCGCCGACGGCGTAGGCGCTTCGTTCGCCACGATAGCGGAGTGCGAGTCGGAATGCCTGCCATGCGATGGTCTTGAATGTTTCACAGGCACCATCCCTGTCACAACTAGCGAGAGCTACGACGTGGTCATCGATAACCCGTTTGGGTTCCGGTTAGTCACTTGCGCGTACCGTTTCGACGGCGGCCTTCTCACATTCAAGCAGGGTTATTTCACCACGGGCGAAGGCGTTCAGTTCATCGACTTCGGCCTCGGAACAGAGTTAAGCATCAACAACGATACCTTCGTGTTCGATTGCGATCAGATCGTGCTAGCGCCCGCTAATCTGCAGATCAACACGATCGATATCAACGAGGGCGGCGACGGCTCCGGAAACCTTTTCTATAACCTCTGCTTTGAGCGCATCTAGTCGTCCTTCGATCGACATGACGATGCACACCAGCGTCGTGAAAAAGTGCGGAGACTGCGGCAGGGCCGGCCTCGGCGACCGCGTTGCCCGGATCGCCACGCCGATCGCGCGAGCGCTCAACCTACCCTGCGTCGATCCCGCCACGGACGACCTGCGTCCCGAGAGCAGCTGCGCCAAACGGAAAGCCTGGCTCAATCGCCTGAGCGGCTCCTGAGAGTTCGAGCTTGGAGCTTTAGCGCGCGCTTTGACACTTCGCGCCCAGCGTGGCGAGTGCACCCAGCAACATCCTTTTCGGGCCGTTCTTCTACAGCGCCGCCCGGAACGAGTATCAGGTCCTCAGCTGGACGGAAAACGAGTCCGGTCCCTGCTCCTATCGCGTCGAGGTAAGAGCACCGGGCTCGTCGGTCTGGAATTACGTCACCGACGTCGCCAAGGGCGTCGGCTTTTGCCAGTTCGGAAATTACTCGAAATTCCTCTACGACCACCGCGTCACCTGCGTGCCATCGAGCGGCTCGTCCGCCTCGGCTACTCGCGCGCTCATCTCCTGGACGCGCACCAACGATCAGCCGCACGATCTCGCTCCCTCGATCGCGACCGCCAACGGCAGCACGTCGCTTCTCTCGCTCCAGTGGACCGATCTCTCGTCCTACGTCTACGAAGTAGGCGTTAAGATTTTCCGCGTCAGCGGCTCCGGTCAGCCGATCTGGTTCACCCGCACTTCGCCCGGCGGTTCCTACGCGCTGCTCCGCTCGAATGTCTTCCTCGATGGCTCACTCGCCAATGGCGCCAGCTCGAACTACGCCGCGACCTGGAACATCAAAGATGCCGCGGTCGCGATCGGCGCAGGCTCGCCCGATAGCCTCCGCGATGGCGACCTTGTCCGCGTTGAAATCCAAACGTGGTCCGGCGTCTCCAGCTCGCAGGGCCCGGAACCCGTCGTCACGACCGGCCTGCTTTTCACCTATCACGCGCCGATCTCGCTCACCACGTCGCAGCTGCTCGTCGCGACGAAGGATCAGCCTTACTCGGTAAACTTCGCCGCCGGCGCGATCGGCACGCCTGTTTCGTGGGCGATCTCGAGCACGCCGACCGGGCTCAGCTTCAACACCGGCACGGGTGTCCTGAACGGCACGCCGACTGTCCAGGGCACCTTTGGTTTCGATATCTCGGTCACCAACGGCGCCGGCCAGGTCACCACTCAGCATTTCACTCTTCAGGTCAATCCGGTCGCGATCCCGGTTATCTCCGCGCCGGCCACCGCTGCGCTCAATGTCGGCGTGGCCGCGAGCGTGCAGCTGGTCGCGTCGAATAACCCAACCTCCTACGCGATCGTCTCTGGCACACTGCCGGCGGGCCTCTCGCTCGACACTTCCACCGGCATCATTTCCGGCACGCCCACCACAGCCGGCACTCCAACAGTTGTCTTCAAGGCAACGAACTCCGGAGGCGACTCGGCTAACTGGTCGCTCGCTTTCACCGTCACCGCGATCGCGGTCCCGGTCGTCACTTCCGCCACCACGGCCAGCGGTTACTCCGGCGATCCGTTCGGATACCAGATCACCGCGAGCAATTCGCCGACCGCATATAGCGCGGCCGGTCTGCCCGCCGGTCTCTCGCTCGATTCCACGACCGGCTTCATCTCCGGAACGCTCACCAGCACCGGCACTTTCTTCATTACGCTTCGCGCCTCGAATGCCGGCGGCATTGGCGCCGCGGTCACGCTCACGCTCACCGTTTCGAATCGCATCCCGACCGTCACCGGTGGATCCGCTTCAGCGACCCAGGGCCAGACCTTCGGCTACCAGATTCACGCCGCGAATTCGCCGACCTTCTTTTCCGCTACCGGGCTTCCGAACGGCGTCTACTGCAACTCCACGAGCGGCTTCATCTTCGGCACGCCGAGCGAGTCAGGCACGTTCACCGTCACGCTATCGGCGCGCAACTCTGCCGGCACCGGCACCGCAACGCTCACCCTGACGGTCGCTGCTCCCGCGGTGTCGCCGCCGGTCATCAGCTCGCCGACAACGGCCTCGGGCAAGGCAGGGCGCGCGTTCAATTATCAGATCACCGCTTCGAATTCGCCCACCAGCTTCGACGCGCAGAATCTTCCCGCCGGCGTCTCGGTCGACCCCGTTTACGGGCTCATCACCGGCGTCCCGACTGTCTCGGGCACGTTCTATGTCACGCTCACCGCGTCCAACTCCGGCGGATCGGGAACGGCGACGCTCACAATCACGCTCGCAGCCGCGCTGCTCCCGCCGGTCATCACGTCGTCCGCGACCGTTTCCGGAAGGATTGGGCGCGCCTTCACCACGTACCAGATCGCGGCCTCGAACACGCCGACCAGCTTCGGCGCGAGCAGTCTGCCCGCGGGTCTTGCGGTCGATACCAGCACCGGCCGCATCACGGGAACGCCGAGCGGAATACCGGGCACCTTCGTTGCCGTCATCACTGCGACGAATGCAGCAGGCACCGGCGAAGCCGAGCTGACGATCACGCTTGCCGCCGCGGTGGTTCCACCGGCCATCACCAGCGCCGCGACTGCCAGCGCCAAGGTTGGCCGCGCGTTCAGTTATCAGATCGGCGCTACCAATTCGCCGGCCAGTTATGCCGCGTCCGGATTGCCAGGCGGCCTAACGGTTAGTACCACCACCGGCCGCATCTCCGGCACGCCGACTGCGAACGGCACGTTCGACGTCACAATCAGCGCGACGAACACCGGCGGCACAGGTGATGCGACGCTCACGATCACGGTCGCCCCCGCAGCGATCGCGCCGGTCATCACGAGCAACACCACCGATGCCGCGCCCGCAGTTACCGGCTCGAACTTTTCGTATCAGATCACCGCGAGCAATGTTCCGACGAGCTTCGGAGCGACAGGACTTCCGGCCGGTCTCACCGTCAATACGACCACCGGCCTCATCTCCGGCAAGCCGACTGTTGCCGGTACCTACAGCGCGACGATTAGCGCCACGAACACGGCCGGCACCGGCTACGACACGCTCGAGATTGTTGTTACCAGCGCGATCGCAGCGCCGGTTATCTCGATCTCCGGCGCTGTGCCTGGCGTCGTCGGCGTCGCCTTCAGTTACCAGATCGCCGCGACGAATTCGCCCACCAGCTACGGCGCGACTCCGCTGCCCGCCGGTCTCTCGCTCAACGCGACCACCGGCGTTATCTCCGGCACTCCCACCGCGGCCGCCACGACGTCCGTGGCGCTCACGGCGACGAACTCCGGCGGTACTGGGGCGGCGACGCTCTCGATCGTTATCGCCGCTTCCGCGCCGGTCACGCCGCCGCCGGTCATCTCGAGCGCGAACTCGATCTCGACTGCTGTCGGCACCGCGATCGATTTCCAGATCACGGCAACGCATTCGCCCACCAGCTTCGCGGCGACCGGTCTCCCCGCTGATCTCACTCTCGACTCCGCCACCGGTCGCATCACGGGCACGCCTGGCACGGCTGACACCTATATCGTCACGCTTAGCGCGACGAACGCCGGCGGCGCCGGTTACGGGTCGCTGCTCATCGACGTGCAGGCGATCGAAGGCGACGGCGATATCCCGGTTCGCGCGACGAGCTGCAAGTTCTGGGTCGACACGGTCGCGAAGCGCCTGGTCTCCGGGTTCAACTCGAGCACTCCCGCCGACACGTACCGTTTTTTCCAGGGCGACACCCCTTCGGTCGATATCGTTTTCCTCGAGCCGACAGGCGACGTCTTCGCGCCTTACAAGGTCAAGAAGTACATCGGCGCCGCGGTGCGCGTCGGTGTCGGGAAACCGGCAGTGCCAACCTCCGGCACATTCCCGCTCAAAGATGCTGCGCAGTCGACGGCGGCGATCGCCTGCAACGCCAGCGCCGCCGCTGTGCAATCGGCGGTCCGCGCCGGCCTAACGACTCGATGGAGCGCGGCAGTGGTTACCGGACCCGACGGTGGCCCGTGGCGCATCGATCGCGGTGTAACCGGATCCGCGCCGGCCCTGACCGCCGACCCCGCGAACCTGGTGCCGGATTCCGAAGTCCTGATCAAAGTGCGGCGCGACGGATCGAGCACACAGAACGCGCTCCAGACGGTGAGCCTGCAGCAGCTCTCGGCCGCTTACTCCGACACCTGGACTCCGTTTGCACAACACCGCGGCTTCACCGGCGAGCTGAGCTTCGATACCGAAGGCGTCGACCAGATGATCGGCGCCGCGGCGGAAGTAACCGACGCGATCATCGAGATCGAAGTGACCCGGGCAGGATGCAAGCCGGAGACGCTGGTGCACGAGACGTGCACGGTCATCAACGATCTGCTCGAGAACGGGATCTACGGCGCGACTCCGAATCCGAACGCGGTCACGGCCGACCAGGACATTGTCGCCACGCCCGCGAACACCGGCACGGTCACGCAGCTGTTCAGCTGGATCGCGAAGCTCATCAAAGGCATCACCGGCAAGAGCGATTGGAAAACGGCGCCGGCGATCACGCTCGAGGCGGCGAAGACTCAGCTCGATGCGAAGGCGCTCGCGGCCGATCTGCTGTCCACCTTCCGGAGCGACATCAACGGGCCGTCGTCGCTCGCCGCCGTTCCCACTGTCGATCTGCACGGTTGGACGAATGACGCGAACGACGGCCGGCCGGTCATGTTCACGTACCACAATGGGGACGACGACGGCACGATCGACACCTATCTGCTCGTTAGCGACGCCTACACCGACTTCAGCGCGCAGCAGCCAACGCAGGCAGTGCAGCCCGCCGATTTCGACGCGACCACCAACGCGAAGCACTGGGCGCTGATCAGCCGGTTCGACGACGGCGGCGCGATTGGTTTCGGATCTGTGATGATGCCCGAGGGCAGTTTGCTGGTGGTCAATGAGATCGTCTTCAACGTCGCCGGCCTTCTCGCGCTCAACGGCAGCGTCCTCGGCACCGTCAGTTTCGTTGCGAGTGCGTTTAACCTCGGGGGCGGGGCTCGAAGCGCCTTCTACAGCGGCTCGACTTCCGTCGACTGGAGAATGCCGAACCTCAGTGACGTGGCAATCGGCTACGAGATCATCGTAGGGCACGACGGCTCCGCAGGCACACTCACGGTCAAGAACAACGCCGGAACCAGCACGCTGGCAACGATGGCGGCCGGCGAAACATCGCTCTTCATTTCGCGCGGCGCGACGTGGAAGCGGATCAAGTTCGCGACCTAACATCGGGCAGCGCCGCCGGCGCTTTGACACCGTGCGCGCAAGTGTGAATCTCGCGCGTCTTACGGCCTTCGCCGCAGTCTGCGCAGTCGGCGTGTTAGTCGGCCGGTTGCAGCCGCGAACAGATGTCTGGAGTGGCACCGATCGGCGGCACGGCAGGCTGCCGAACGACTGCGAGATCGTGGCGACTGAAGCGGTCGCGCGCATCGCACCGACGGGCGCGTGGGTGCGCATCCTGCGCGTTGTCTTCATCGATCGCGGCGGAGTTCCCCAGGGGCATGCCGTCGCCGTCTGGCAGCCGCCCACCGCGGCGCGGGTCGCGATGTACGATCAATATTTCTGCGCCGGCGGCTGCACTCTCAATCTCGACGTCGCGAGCCACAATCCGCGCCAGATCGGCGGCGCAATCGCGCGTGCGCTCAACCTCGCCGTCATCGAGGCGGAATTCCTCGAATAGCAAAGTGGACGGCGGCACCACATTCAATCCGCTCAGCGTCGACGCGATGTTCTCCCGCATCCTCGAGCGACTCGACTCGCAGGAAAAAGACCAGGAGAAGCGTCACACGGAAAACGTGACGGAGCTCCGCGAAATTCGCGCGCAGACGACCGCCACGAACGGCCGCGTCACCAAGCTCGAGAAGACGGCCGCCACCGTCGACCAAGTGAAAAAGCTCGAGGACCAACGGAATACCTTTACCGGCTACATCGCCGCGATCACAACCATCGCCGGCATCGCCTGGGCCTTGTTTGTCCATTTCACGCGATGAAACGGTTCGTCATCATCGTCGTCGCCGCGCTCTTCGCGAGCTGCTCCGCTCCTCACAAATTTGCGCCGCCCAGCGTGGCTCCAGTCCGCGAGAAAATAGCCAACGCGCAAGAGCACGTCGCGAATGCACAGACCCACGCTGGGCTCGCAAAAATTGCCGTCGACCGCGCCCGCGCTATCGCGCCGGCTGAGCTGAACGATCTTCGCCAGGCGTTGGATCTCGCCAGCGCCGAAATCGATTCGCTCACCGACGAGCTCCTGCACGCGCAGACCGCGCTCCACGATGCGCAGCTAAAACTCGACACGCTCGAGAAGCGCGTAGGGGAGCAAACCGAGAAGCTCAACGCCGCGACCGAAGCCGCTCGAGTCGCGATCGGCAAATACCACCTGCTCAAATTTTACTTCTGTCTCATCGCCGCGGCCGCGGTCTTCCTCGTCGTCTTCTACTTCCGCAAGGTGCTCATCGCGATCCCGCCGCCGTTTAGCATTTACGCCGGCGCCGCCGCATTCGCCGGATTACCGGCCGCAACTTTCGGCGCGCTCTGGTTCCGGTTGTGACGTCACATGCAGGCGCTGAGTAATTGGATCTCTCGCGCGCTCTCCGAAGGCGACGGCTCTCCATCGAGTGCACGGGCGGTCTTCGTCGGAGTCGTGCTCGTTGGTCTCGTCGTCTTCGTGGTTGATTTCAGTCTGCACGGACTAACGGCGCCGAATCTGCAGTTGTTCGGCACGGTGATCGGAGCCTGCGGCCTCAACCGCATCGCCGGCCGGTTCGCCGAAACGAAGGACACCTGACCCCGCGTTGACACGCCGCGTTCGGCGTGGGTTACAGCCAGAAGTTTCTCCGCGCTATCGGCTTCATTCTGCCGCACGAAACGGATTACGTCCGCGGCCACTGGGGCGATGACGCGTTTGTCGTGACGGAGAACGTTGCCGGCGATAGCGGCGGTCGCACGAAGTACGGCATCGATGCAAGCAGTCACAACGGAATCGACATCGCCGACCTGGACCGCGAGCAGGCAATCGAGATCTACTTCGATGAGTGGCAGCGCTACGGCATTGAAGCGCTGCCGGAGAAAATTGCCGTCGCACAATTCGATGTTCGCGTAAACGGTGGCCACGCGACCACGTGGCTGCAGCTCGCGATGAATCGCGTCGGTGGAACGCACCTCACTGTCGACGGCGACATGGGCCCGGCCACGATCTCGGCCGCACAACACCTGAACGACGAGCAGCAGCGCGCCGTCCTGGTGTTGTTCATCCGCCAGCGCGACGCAAGGTTCGAAGCGATCGCATCCGGAGCGCGCGCAAAATTCCTCGCCGGCTGGAAGCAGCGCGATCGCGATCTGGAGAAGTATCTCGGGATCGCCTGACCGATGACATACCTTCGCGCCGTTCCGACAGTGAAGCTCGCGAAGGTCGCACGCGGGATCCGCGTCGAGCTCGAACACCGCGCCGAGTACGCCGCGAGGTTCGGGATCAGCGCGCCCGGTCAAATCAGCCTGGCTGCATTTTGGCCGCCGCCGCTATCTCCATTGCTCCCCGTCGCGATCGCACTCGCCGCGCTCGCGTGGTGGGTACTCCGTTAGGTAAACCTCACCCACGACTGGTAACGGCCCGGGAACGCTGTTTGGGAAAGTCTGCCCAGATCAGGGCAGCCTTCGCCGGCCATGGGATCGTCTGCTCGAGTTCGCCGGCCGCGTTAAACACGCGCACCTCGCCGCATCTGCGCATCTTCATCCGCTCAGTCGCGTACGTGATCGCGTACTGTTTTGCGTCGGCCTCGATCCAATAAGGCTGAACGCCCGGCGCTTCGAATGCCTGCCATCCGCCGCGATGCGGCCTGATCTCGATGACGTCGAGGCTCAC